GAGTAAAGCTGGGCGGCGATAGCGTTGCGGCGGGTAGGGTTTTCTATTTGTGCCATGGCGTCGGCCACTTCATTCATAGCGTCGGCGACAGGCATATCAGCCAGCGCCTGAGCGTTCAGGCCGAGCGCTTCGTAACCCCTCACCGCCGCGCCGGTCCCGTCGGCAGCTTCACCCAGGCGTTTGGTAAAGGCGAGCATACTGGAGTCAAGCGTGGAGGTTGCCACGCCTGAGCGCTCGCCGGCATAGCGCAACTCTTGAAGCTCGGCGTTGGTTAAACCCAGCTTGGCGGCGGTCTTGCCAACATCATCGCCCAAGTCGGCAGTGGAATTGGCAATACCGAAGATACCGGCAGCGGCAGCGCCGCCAGCGACCAGGGCACGGCGCCCCAGACGCCCGATCTCGCCGGTCATTCTACTGAAGCGCCCCGAGACATCAGCATCGGCGAGACGACTCATGGCGTCACGCTGACGGTTCAGGCGTTCATTGGTTTCGCGGATCTGCCGATCGAGCGCCTCCTGCTGGGCCGTCAGCCCTCGGGTGCCGTCGGCGGCCTTGGGCAGGTTGCGGGAGAGCTCGCGCACCCGCTCGCGCTGGTCGCGGTATTCGCCGCTGAGCTTATCAACGGCGCGCTGGGCTTTTTCCTGTTGCTGGGTCAGCCGCTTGGTGGGTCCAGTGGCGTTTTTTAGCTCCTGGTTGACCTGGTCGAGTGCCTGGCGTTTTTCGCGCAGGGCGTCGCGGGTCTGCAGGCTTTGCCGCGACATGTCGCGAAAGGCGCTGATGCGTTTTTGCTGGTCGTTGAAGTCCTTGAGCTCGCCGCGCGTCTCTTTCATGGCTTGGCCGACACCGCGGCTGCCTTTGAGGATCTTCTTGAGTGGACCGGTGGCCTTGTTAATGGCCTTGAGGGTGACGGATAGATTCAGGTCCTTGGCCATGCCGGCTCCTGGTTAGCGTCCCCGGGGCGCTTTCTTCGGGGGGTCGTGACGTTGGCGGGCGCGCTCTCGCCAGTCGGCGAGCTCTTCGAGAGGCATGGGGTCCATCTCGGCGGGGCCCCAATGGAATACCATTGCGAGATCCGCCATGGCATCTTCCACGCTATCGGGCAGACTTAACTCTCGGCTTCTGCCTTCAAGCGCTTGGGTAGCAAAAAATTGCTCACCACGTTGCCCAACTGAAACAGGTCAGCCGGATCCATGTCGCGCAGTTCTGGCTCAGTCAGCGCAGGCTCTGTGATGCGGGGCAGCACGCGGGTAAGCGCCTGGACATCCATCTGAATCACATCAGACAGCGAGACGCCACGCAGGGCACCGGACTTGGGCTTGCGCACCTGGATCTCGGTGACGGTGGTCTTGCCGCGCTGGATTGGCGAGTCTAGCTCGACGGTCTCGGTCGGGGTGCGTGGCAGCTCGGCAACAGTGGCTTCTGTGTGTTCGGTCATGGTGGTAATCCTTGAGTGCAAGCGATGGCCACCGGATCGGTGGCCGTTGAATTAAGGGTTAACGGTGCCTGTTACAGGTTCAGCGCCTGGCGGCGCCCAGCGAGGCGGTCAACGCCGCGCACGCGGAAAACGTAGCCGGGCACATCGATCTCGATGATCTCTTCGCCGTCGACCACGAGCTTGTAGTAGGTGCAGGTGGTGGTGACCTCGATGTTATTGCTATCGCCGGATGCCGCTTCGCCCATGGCGATGGTTTTGTGCCGTCCACGCACGGTAATCTCTACAGAGACAACCTGACCGGTTTCGTCGGACTCATACGAGCCGGCGAAACGCAGCAGGTTGGCGTCGTGGATCGAGGTGCCGTATTCGGTGAAGATCTCGGTAATGATGCCAGCGGCCTGCCAGGACATTTCGATGATCTCTTGGCCCATGTCCAGCTCGACAGCGCCGTCCATGCCGCCACCGCGATACTCTTCTACGGCGCGTGCCAGTTCGGGCAGGGTCAGCGAGGGGATCTGCCCTTGCCAGTTGTTACCGTCGCCAAACAGGTTGAAGTCTTTCAGCTTGCGGGGAAGTGCCATGTGTCTTTTCTCCTATCGGTTCCCAATGCCGAACCGGCTATCAGGCGGCGGCGACGCGGTCAGCGAAGTCCACGAGGTAGCGGTCAGTAATGCGCTGCTGGAACATCAGGTTCTCAAGCGGCGGTACCGGGGTGTAATCATAATCAATGTATAACTTGCCGCTTTTCAGCACTTCCTTGCTGTTGAGCTCGGCATCGAACCAGGCAGAACCGCCCAGCAGGTAGCCCTGGCGGATCCACTCGCGGAACTTAGCGTTGATGCCTTCGACGATGTCCTTCACTAGGGAAGGGTGCATGGGTAGGTCGACCGCCCAGAGGTGCGCCTCGGCGATCGTGTCGGCGATGATCTGCGCGGTGCGGGTGTAGTTCTCAAACGCAAACAGTGGATCGATCGAGCAGGTGCGCGAGCCCCAGAAGCGATAGCCGCCTCGGTTGATCAGCGTAGTGACCTCGTGGCTGTTGAGGTAACCGGCATCGGTATTGGGGTCTTGGAGATCCCAGAACACGTCCCGCGAGATCCCGGTCACGCCGTTGACTGGCATGTTGGAAATCGTCTTGTGCCAGCCGATCTGGTTGTCCAGCTTGGCGCGCATGCCCAAGGCGCGTGCCACGGCAGGCATGTTGCGGGTGCTGTTGGTGGCGGTATCCCAGCCGGTGAACTCTGGCCAGATCACCATCACCTCGCGAGCGCCAAAATTTTCGCGATACATCGCCGCTTCTTCTTTCGTGTTACAGCCGCGCGCGTAGGCATAGACGAAGGCCCGCAGCTTCTGGGCGATGCCGATCATCTCTGATGTGACGTCGGCATCGTCCAGCTCGGGTGCGCCCAGCACGCGCGGCTTCACGCCAAACTTCTGCTCAGCAGCCAGCAGTGCTTGCATGCCTAGCTTCTTGCCGCTGGCATCCACGCCGCCAATCACATTGGACTTGGTTTCCTCGTCAGTCTCGCCTTCAGCAACGCGCACCACGACTACCAGTGTCTTGGCCTGGTCGGCGATGGCATCGAGCGCCCGGGCAAGAGTGCCTTCGGTACCGGCTTGGCCTTGGGCGGCCAGCAGGTCGGTGAGCAGTACCGGGGTGTTGAGCGGGAAGGGTTCGTCTTGGCCTTCGGTGAGGTTCTGGTAGCCAGTGGCTGAGACGATGCCGGCACCGGTGCCTTCCTCTGCTGCCGTGACCAGGGCGCTGGCCTCTGCGCTGGCATTGATGGCGGCGGCCACGTCGGCAGCTGTGCTGGTAATGGCGCTATCAATGTCGGTGGCCAAGCTGACGGTGATATCACTGCCTGAAGCGGTGACGGCCAGTACAGCCGAGGCCGTGGCGGGATCGACGTAGCGTACGCGAATGCCGTTGCCGTCGGTACCGACATTGACTGCCGTGTAAGTGACACCGGAATCAACGGCAGCGAAGCCGATTACGCGACTGGCGGCCACGCCAGGCGCCGCGTCGGGGGCGGTGGCCACCAGACCGATAACGGCCGTCGCGACGGTGCGGATCGGGCGGGTGCCTTCATTAATCTCAACGACACGGATGCCGTGGTGGTAGTCCTGGGCCATGGGGAGCTCCTGTGCAGGGTGGTGATGTTCAAAGCATGGCGTGGCTGCCATGCTTGCGCGCACAGGGCGTAGGCTCTAGCTCTGGTGGTTGTGGATGGTAGGGCTACAACGATGGGCAGCAGAGGGCGGTCAAAAAGCCCGCTGGGTAGCGGGCTTGGGTACATGTGGAAAAACATCGCTTCAGCTTAGGGCAGCAAGTCATCCACGGCCGGTCGGTAATGATCGCCCACCAGCTGGGTAATATGGCTGTATCGCTGCATCAGGCGAACCATCATCTCGGTAGGGTCTTCGATATCGCTACGCATGACTAGGGCACCGCTGTCCATTGCGTCTTTAACCGCTCCAACGCGAGCGGTGTAGGCTTCGCGTATTGCAGGGTCCATCGCCTCCCCGGTAAGCATTTCGTGACTAACACGAACGCTCAGTGCGATAGCGAACTCGCACAGACGCATGCTGTCGGCCACCAGGTCATGCACATCGCCAACTTCGTCTTCAATTTTTTGCCGAACGACGCCCTTGGCTACGCTCACCGGGCGGGTTCGCTTGATTCGCTCACGAAGCTCTGGCGTGATAGTGACCGATTGCCACAGGATCTCTTCGGGTTGCTCGGGCATTACCGTGGCGTCAGGGACGCTGACGTAACGCCAGCCGTCGATCTCGGCGAGCAGCGTTGCTGGGACTTCATTTTCGTTCTGCGTGTTCCGGAAGTCGAGCGTGACGCCATTGGGGCCAGGCTCAATATGGCGTTGGTATTTATACAGAGTGGGCATGGCGTACCTCATATAGGGGTAGTTGCGTGATCAGGTCGCGGCGCTCGGCGGCGATCCTGCGGTTGAAGTGAGCCAGCGTCGCCGTAGCGGCGGCGTGACCCATGATGCTATTGAGACTGCGAATATCGCCGCGCCTCAGGCTCTTCGAAAAACTATGCATGCTTCGCTTTCGCACGAAGCGCAGTCGCCGCCAGGTGCGAAAGCCTACGAAGTTAACGCCGCGACTGACTGGCGCGATCGTCCAGCGTGAAAACTCCAGACGCAGGTTGTCAGCAAGCCAGGCGCGAATCCGGTCACGCGCCTCGCAGGCTTGCTCGCGAGTCAATCCGAAGAGGATAAAGTCGTCGACGTAGCGCACGTAGCGCTTAATTTTTAGCACCCGCTTGATGAAGTGATCCAGCGGGTTGAGGGCAATCAGCGCGTAGATCTGTGAGAGCAGATTGCCAATCGGCACTCCGAGCGGTTCGTCATGCTCAGCAAAGCGCATCATGAGGTTGAGTAAACGCTGATCCTTGATCTTGCGGGCGACCAGTCGCCGTAAGATGAAGCGATCGATGCGGTAGTAGAACCGGCGAATATCAAGTTGCAGTGTGTAGCTACCCTCTGGCGACTGCCTTAGGAAGCGCTGAGCTCGGTCGCTCGCGCTGTGAGTGCCTTTTGCCTTTCGGCACCCATGACTGTCGTAAATAAAGCTCCTATCGAAGATCGGCTGTATTACTGCGTAGATCGCATGCTGCACGATGACATCGCGGAAGGCTGGTGCATTAATCGTGCGGGGCTTATTGCGAATGACCTCGAAGCGGCGGTAAGGCTGCGGAGCATAGGTGCCGGCATGCAATTCATCATGCAGCGCCTGCAGGTTTGCCCCAAGGTCGCGCTCGAAGCGCAGCACCGCACCAGTCTTTCGTTTGCCTCGACGGGCTGTTTCGTAGGCCGCGAAAAGGGCCTCCAGAGTGAAGCATTGATCGAATAGCCTTCCTATTCGTTTGGGCATGTGGATGGTCCCTAGTGGTACTGAAACGCAGAGGCCCGCATATTTCGCCAAGCGGCAGGACGGAGCGCTCCCTATGTCTCCAGTTTTCCCGTTCGGGATATCAGGAATAGAGAGATAGTCCGAGGCGCGGAACCCGTAGTTGTTGCTGTTGTTCGACCGGTTGTTGTTCCAGTTGCGGTTGAAGACGCCGGCACCGGCAGCGTTGCTCCAGTTGCCAGCCGTGATGACGCTAGTAGGCATGTTAAGCGCCCGCCCTATTCGCGGCCTGCCTGTGCAGGTCGCGAATCCATCCGCCGATCATCGCGCCCAGCTCATTGATTAACACTGAGAGCGCTGTGTATCGGCGCTGCGCTTCCGCTGTAGAGCGGCCGCGCTTGTTATCGTGGTAGTCGAAATAGCCCAGCTCCCAAGCCAGATTGACCAGCATTCTCAGCTGCTCGTGTCGCACGTCCAGGCGGGTGAGGCTGGTCTTGTTGTGGTATCGCTTCTGGCATTCGACCAGAAGCGCGTACACATCATAGGCCGCACAGCGTATCTCCTGTGAGAGCGCGTATTTCTCGTGACGCGGGAAATGATTCAGGTGGACATTGGCCAGCTTGATCATCTCGCGACAGCTGAAAAAGATCTCTGCCTTCGGGTTGACTCGAGCCATTTCGCTACTCTATTCGTTTGTGGGAAAAGCGCAGGCCTGCCGGCCTGCACACCAGTTACAGGCCATAGGCCGAGGCGCGGAACCCGTAGCTGTAGCCGTAGTTCGACCGGTTGTTGCTCCAGCTGCGGTAGAAGACGCCGGCACCGGCAGCGTTGCTCCAGCGGCCAGCCGTGATGACGCACATATTGGCCCGGCTGTACTGGTAGCAGTAATCCGAGCCAAAAAGGTTCGTTCCTGTCGCGCTCATTGCTGCCGTATCCTTCTGCAGTCCACAGGCGGTACGCAGCCAGCCAAGCCCATCAGTAGCCTCGCTGAATACCTGATTAGCGCCGTTGCCGAAGTACACGGTATCGGTTGCAGTTCCCCAGGGCAGGATATCGGCGTAGGCGTCATAGTTGTTGGCCAGGCTGGCTTCAGTCCCCCAGGCGTCGGTTGCACCGCCATGCCCTGCGGTCAGTGATGCCAGCTCAACGCTCTCTTTCAGCACGTAGGCGCTGCCGTCATTAATTGCTGTGGTATCGGTCGCGCTCGATCCAGGCTTGGTAATGCCCAGACCCAACTGCCACATGCTGCCATTAACGTCGGCGATGCCGCAGGCTTGGCCGTTGTGCGTGGTTTTCGCGAACGGACTGCCGCTGCCAGCCTGAGGTTTATCGGCCGAACCGGCATCCCCAGCACTTGTGAATGTCACGCTCGGGTCGTCGACATCAGCCAACGAGCTGTTGCAGCCCTTGGGAAAATTCATGACTCCAGTGCTGTCGTACCAGGCGCAGTTGGCCGCTCCGGTGGCAGCCTGGGCATGAGCCATCGACAGTAGCGCTACGGCGCTGATCTGGAAAATGCTTGCTGCATTGAAAATAGAACCGCGTGAACGGCTTAAAGTGATGGCGTCGGCAAGGATGCCGGTACAGCCAGTCATGCCGTCCGAGCGGGTGTAGCTTGTGGAGGTTGTCAACGAGATCGGCACACCTCCTTTCACGGAGCGGCAACTGCTGGTCCCGTTCTGGGATGCCAGGTACTTGTCGTAGAAAAATCCGCTCTTGATCACGCCGCCATCAATGAAGGCGCGATGCAGTGCGTAGCCGTCCGCCGCCGCCGTTGTCCGGTCGGCATAGGTGCCAGCGCTAACCACATCCACCGCATTGGCGCCATAGTCACCATATCGCGGGCTATCTGGATGGCCCAGCCGGTAGTAGAACGCCGGCACAAACACCATTACCGAGCCGTCCTGGTATTGGTAGTTGCCGTAGTTGTCGCTAGCCGGGTCGTCGAAACCTGCCATGGCGGTAAACCCTACAGGCAAGTCCTCGGGATAAACGCCCACACCGAACCCTTGGCCGCCAGCATCGCCGATATCAGCGGCGAAGCGAACGGCAGTGGTGAAGCCGATGCCTGGCGACCAGGCCGAATCGCCGTAGGCCTGGCCATGGTGGCGCACTTCAACGGTATAGCTGCGCTCACCCTCTTGGAGCACGCCAGGTGGCACCTGGATCGACGTCAGATTGCCTGTGTCCTCGATAGACTCCCAAGTGATCGCGCCATTGATGTCACGAATCCGCCATGACGAAGCGGCGTGATTGTCCGACTCGGTGTCCGGCTCGGCAGCGAATGCACTGGAGGTGAGTGTCGGGGTTTCGCCTATATCCGTTGCACCATTGGCCGGACTGGCGACCGTAGGGGAGGCGATATAGATACTAGCCGTAGTAAATCCCGAAGACTGAGACCACTGCCCAGCTTCGCCCAGGATGGTGACGTCACGATAACGCCACAAGTAGCTAGACTCGATATCTAGCGCGACGGCCATTGCGTGACTGACAGCCGGAGTGCCATTCGACGGAATTTCGCTCGCCTCGTACAGCGGCTCATCGAAGGTTCCGTCAGCGGCGATCACCTGGAACTCGCGGCGGGCCTGGGGCACCGCGTAGAGTGCGTAGTAGTCGGTTCCGGTCAGGGTGGGCTGCGTGGTTAAACCAGGCTGACCGTCACTCGGGCTGACATTAGTCGGTCGGCGCACAATGCTAATGGGTAGCGCCGAGATCACTGCGATGCGTGACAAGCTGCCGGTCAAGCGCAAGCGTGTGACGTTGGCTGGAACTTCCCAGGCGTCTGCGCGGGCGGCGAGCAGCTTCCAGCGATTCTCGATCCAGCCGAAGGCTTGCACAGCCTCCCCCTGTACATGCACCGTCGCGCCGCGCTCGGCCATGGTGAGTTCGGGCGATAAATAGCCAGCAGGTGAGACGCGACTGAACGTAGCACCGGCGGCCGCCGTGTTCGAAACCAGCGAGGTCAGGGTGATGCGGGTCGCGGAAAGCACTTCCTTTACGCGTAGCTCCTGAGTGCGGTCTCCGTCGATCAAGTAGTAGTGCTGCCCCATCTCGATGCCGGTGGTGTCAACGAGGTCGATGGAGTCATCGCCAGCGACGGCGCTGGTCACCGCTACGCTGGGCACCTGCTCGCGCCGCTCGGTATAGACCTGCTGGGCACCATGCTGGACCAGCGCACTCAGCTGATCCGAGATCTCGACCGGATCGGAACCGAGAATGTCCTCGATACTCTGGTTTGTCTGCTGGATCTGATCGCGCAGCCAGTGATCGTTTTCCAAGAGCGCTTGATACTGCGGGTTCCAAGTGTCGGGGTGGGCCGGATCAGTAGTCTGGATTGCACGCAGATCGTCGCTAAAAGTCGGTTCGGTTACGGTGAGCTGTTCAGGCATTGGGGTTTCCTCGGGTTAAAATTGTAGATCCAGGGTGGCGTCTATCTCGGTGCCGGGATCGAGCTCCATCGGCGCGAAAACGCGGCGTCCGGCAAGACCGCCTTCGGCGTCAAAAATGCCGAGCTCGCGCAGGGAGTGGCCAGGCACATCGGCACCCGACAACGTTCCGGTGATGTGAAGCACCACGCCATCAGCGGTGGCCCCGGTCACGGCCTGACGATGCACTTCTGCGCCCAGCGCTGTCTGGTCGGGGCTTGATGGATCGCTATTGGTGCCCCAGGCAACATGAGTAATGGCAGGCACGCTGCCACCGGCGGCTACGGCGGAAGCGACTTTGGCGCGAAATTGCTCCGTTGCAGGAATGACGCTCACAGGCGGATCTCCGTTTGCATGCGACGGTCACGCACCACGCCACGCGCAGCGGTGCCCATGCTGTTAAGGGT